CATGATTTTTCGGACAATTTTGAGGAAATAAAATTAGGGAAACGAGTTACTTTTAAATTGTCGGAAGAGTTCAAAAGCTGACGTTTCTGTCTTAAGTTACTAACTTAACTCCCTTAAAATTCATGCTGTTAAGCCATTTAGCCTCTTTATGCACTTAAAGATAATAAATCCAAAGCAAATCACAACTGTGAGCGATAAAGGGTATGACGTACTAAAGGTGTGATTTATAGTGCAAAAATAAGGAATTATAAGGGAATATCATGATAACTGGTGTGAGAAGAGGGGAGAGGCAGGGTCGGATGCGGGTGGGTTTCAGATTTTTTAGTAACTTTGTGGGCGAAATCTGTATTCGAGTGTAGTTTTTTTGCATACAAAGGAGTGAAATGAAATGCTCAATTTGGAAACGGCATTTATTCTTAACCTACTATGAATCAGGCACTTCAATGTAATCAATAACGAATCAAGTATATGAGGAAAATTCTACAACTTCATCTGCGGCGTATGCTCCTTGTAGCAATGGTCGCTGTGGGCATGACAATGCCTCTCGTGGCACAAACTTTCACCGCCAATCGTCTCAACTATTCTATATCTAACGGCGAAGCCACCATTGTCAGCTTCGTAAAGGGCGAAAAAATAGACACACTCCGTATTCCCGACGTCATAGAATACAACAATGCCAGCTATCCGGTTGTGGCTATTGCTGACAAGGCTTTCCGCAGCTCTTCGTCAACGGTGGCCGCGTACATGGGAGCAAACATCAAAACGATAGGCAATGAGGCCTTCGCCATGGACTCAAAGCTTGACACGGTGTATCTCAACGAGGGTCTGCTGTCGATAGGTAACTATGCTTTCCAAAACAGCAAACTGACGTTCATCTCCCTGCCGGCTTCTCTTACGCATTTCGGCGAATGTGTGTTCTAG